AAGTTAACCCTCTCGGCAACTGCGACAAGTCAAACGATATATTAGCCCCAGTTTGGGTCATTGTAAACTTGGTCAGCTTATCTGATCCAGATGTAAATACCACTGTTCTGTTCCCAACCGAACCATAATCTTTAGAATAAGCCTGATCTATACCTGTGTACGTGTTGCTCGTCCCATCCCCCCACTCAACAGTTACGCTCTTCCCAGTCTTGATTGATAGCAGCCCTGATATAGTTTGCGTGCTTATTACAGAAAATGTAAACATGTTAAGGTTTGTTAGTGTTGCTAATCCAAGTGGACTTACTAAGCTACCTTTGACTTGTTCTTTTAAGCTGTGTTTCATAGCACCTCCTGAAGCTTAAGAGCCACCAGCGATTGCCAGTGGCTCTAAGTGTTTATGCCGGAATTTTATCTACCAGGGTATCCTGACGAGTCCATCCAGATGTAGTTGCAGAGCCAACGGCAATTACCAGAACAAGATCATCATCAGCAGTTTCTTTCATAATAACACAGGCACCTTCTCTCTTACCTGAAAGGTTAGTGTTGTTGATCGGGTGATCAGCGTCACCCAAGTCTGCTTCCTCTACGATAGGGAATGCCAATGCACATGCAGGTACTGTATATGCTACAGGCTGGCTATCACCAATAGCTGTTGAATAAGCCATACTTAAAATCCTCCTTATTGGTTATATTCTTGTTATACACAGTAAGCTAAGTAGTAGCTTACCTGTGACTCTCTTGACTCTCTATAACTTATAGACTCTCTATAACTATAATAGCTATAGGTAAGATTAAAATTTTCTTATTATTGCTTGTTATCTCTTGCCCCCCTACCCCCCAAAGTGCCTCTTTAGCACCTCAAGAAATAGGGAGACAATAATGATCCAAACCTTACCAGTTGTAAGATTAAAACTTCCTCATCATCGCCCGTCACCTCAAGCCCCCCAGCTTTATATCTTAAATGGTCCCTAATTCTAAATCTTAGCTGCGCTAAGAGCTAAAACCGCTTCCTGCTTGGGGTTCCGAACTTATTTCTAATCTTACCCTTTATGACAGGTGCAGTGCAGACATTGGACATCCAAGACCTTCTACTTACCGGGTCTTTCCAGGCATTCATCCCCTGGAGGTACTCCTTCCTACGCTTGGCCTCTATCAGCACCTTGGTATCAAAGTCCAACCTCTCTACGACATACCTCACCGCCCCTTCAAGGGCGTCCAGTCTCATTTGTTAAGCCTTGGTCGTTATCCAAGACTGAGTTTCTTTACAGAATTCCTTTCCGATTCGGTAGTTTGGTTGGGCTTGTCTGTTTTCAATATAAGGCACAAACAAGCAAGTGTGTCTTGAATATACTGTATTTCCAGGGTATTTTATGTCCTTGTCCAGTTCCATTCTATCAACACCTGATAACCACTGCCTAAATCCTTTAAGCTCTTTGATGTCTTCCAAGAAATTAGAAAAGCAGTGCCAACGCTTATCAACAGTGCATCGGCCAAAATAGCCTTTACTGTCTCCTTCGTAATAGCACCTCTTTAACATATTTGACCATAAGTCTTTTGCCTTTTTCCAGTAAGGTGTTTTTATGAACTCTCCATCATATCCAACTCCGTATCTTGATGGGTTGTATAGGTCTTTAACCTTACCTGCTCTGATGTTATCAATATTAGCTTTTCTTGTTGAACCAGACCCTAAGAACTTAATGATACATTGCTTACCGTTTCGTGATATTACTTCTAATTCTAATCCTGCATTATTAACGTACTTCATAGAAATTCTCCTATATTAATAATTAAACTCCTGTATGTCACCATACAGTTCAGACTATATCTTGTCAGTTATCCTGACCCCACCGCTTCCCAGCACTTGCTGGTACTTCCTTTCGGAATAGTCGTTACACGTTCCACTTATAGTGGCTTCGCTCGGTATTACCTGAACCATTCAGGCGTTCACCGAATTCAATGGGTTTATTGACGACGGACATCGTCATGCCGCAGACAGGCCTTATCTCTCGTTATAAAGCTGATTTGGTGCAGTAGCCTATAGGTACTCCTCACTTCTTTTGGATATCGCTGTACGGAGCTAAAATCGGCCTCTATGACGTCAGGGGAAATAATCAGCCGGTGAGAGGTAATGAGCGGTTCCAGAACATCAATAATCCTAAGCTCCTTTTGCCCGGTGGCCCAGGTCTCCTCCAGGGTAACTGGCCAGTCTTCCTTGGCAAACAGTGGTTTGATCATGTTTGCGTGAGCGCCGTTCCCGAAGTTCTTTTCAATCAGTACTGTCTGGCACTTGGTCTCCTTGGCAATCCGGACCAGCTTCAACAAGGACTCTTCATCATACCCACCCGGGACTCCCCCGATCTTCAGGATATAGATATAGGCCCCAATAAGCCCGATGCAGGCATAGGCCATTTCGTCTGCGTTCTGCCCGCCACCAGCCGGGTCAATATACATCACCTTTTGCTCGAATGGTCTCAGCTCATACTCGTGATTCAGCGCCCGGTAGAGTTTATATTTACCGTTCACAGAAGCGCTCTGATATAGATTAGAGAGCTGATTAGTCCAGACGGGTAGTACGGGTCCATAATCGGATGAATAGTCCTGTACGATTAAATTTTGGAGTTTTAGAGGGTATCGCTCCTCATCCGCTAATTTCGTATTCAGCATAAACTGCAATTGAAATTTAGCGGCACCCATAGACAGCTCCTTTGTCAGGAGAATCTCTTCGTCAAACATCTCAGGGCAGGTAGGCTTCCCCTGGCAAGAGTCAAGGCCATAGCCGGTTCTCAGGCTTGGGTCCATAAGCATGTCCTGTTGAAGCATAGGAGCCAGAGTATCACCATAGTTCGCTTCTTGCTCATACGTTGGGTATCTCCCGGTCCATACTCGGATAGCATATCCTCTTCCTGCTAAGTTATTGTAAATTGATTCAGTTGTCTGAGGGGTACCTAAGTATATGATCTGTCCTTTTGAACATACTGATTCAAACTCCTTGGTTAAGTCTTCAAGGGCTTCTCTTGTCATTACGGTTCTTGAGTTCTTTCCTGACTCTACGTCATCTGCAATTAGTATGTCTGCACGAGAGCCTTGGATGTTAGAATCTACACCTAAGCACTTGATACTTGGTGACTTGTTGACTCCTTTCAGCACCCAATGTATGTCGTATCCTTCAACAGAACTACGATCTCCATTGTTCTTATCAGCCCTAAGCATCCACAAGAAGTCAAGACCTTCTATGATCTGGATAACAAAGCTGGCAATCTCCTTTGACATCTTACCACCGGCAGATACGATTAATAAGATCAACTTAGGATTATGAATCAAGAAGAATACAGAACAAATAGATGCCATAGAAGTTTTGGCCTGGCCTCTTTGTGCTTGCACCATTCGGTAGTTAGGGCCAGAGAATAGCCACTTGCATATATCAGCTTGTACTCTATTTAGGTCAGGTGATCCTGGTATCAAGGTACTTACGCATATCTGAGCAAAGAGCAGGAAGCCCTCCACAGTATATGGAAAAGCCTCCTGAACTTCCCTTAATGCTGACCAATAAGACAACTGCTTGTCTTCTGACATAGCTTTACTCATCTTTAATACACACCCTATAAAAACAGTACCAATAAAAAGCTATCCACATAATACACACTATCTTAGAGAATAGTATCATTCGTCAGTCCCTGTATCTTTGAAAGGGATAACCTTCCCCTTCTGTGAGTCTTTGAGTAATCTCAACTTCCTACCTAATTCCGTTTCACCATTCTCTGAGGCAGCAATGAACTTGACACCATTGTACTCAACCCACCTTTGGGTGATACCAATATCTTTCAAGTTCAATACTTCCATAGCCATAAGCTTGTCCCCTTGTGCCATGTATTCTTTGGCAAGCTCAAGAGTTGTGCTTAATTTCAAATCATGGCAATCGCTTATCAGTTTATGCAGACCAGCGATCTCCTCCTCAGTTGCTGCTAACTTCTTTACCATACGCTTCCCTCCTTTCCTTCAACAGTTCACTTATTAACCTGTTCAAGTTCTCTATTGCTTCTGTATTCTT